TAAAACTAAAAGTAATTGACCAGCATCAGCTTCATCAAAAAATAATGACGCAGAACCAGACCAACCTTTTAAAGCAGATTTATATGATCTTGAAGTATCACCCATTTGAGTATCTTCAATAGTGTCAGCAGTTTGCTCTAAAGAGTAACTTCTAAGTTCGCCTACTGTTGTTGTTGCTACTTTTATAGTTCCTTCTGAACCAGTATGAGTTGCCATGTTTGTTTTCCTTGTTTAGTTAATGTTAAGGTGTGCCAGATGTATATTGGTACATAACTCGCACCACCATTCTGATACCACCTATTGGGAACAAAACTCCTTCATCAGTAGATACTTCTACTACTTGAGTTTGTTTTGCATACCCACCTCGTGTTCTATCAGAATTTAATCTAGTTTCAATCGTAGTGATTAACTCATTACGTTTTGTGTCAATATTTGTTGTAGTTCCTTTTACATATCCAACAATTACAAAGTCAGCAGTTGCTTGTCTTGTAATAGTGCTTGATGTCATTGTTTCATCTGATCTTACTTCATTACCAGATTGCACAAAACAAGCTGGATATTGTTGTTCAGATAATTCATCTACGTTAAAAGGTTCTCTAGTAACCTTCTTTAAAGTTATTGGAGATGTGCCAGTTGAAATTGCTGTTACTATATTTCCTGCTATATCTTCTCTTTTACTCATAATTTACTAAGCTTGTTATATGTTTGCATAAATACATTCATTATTGGTTGAATTTCTTTTGCACCAATAGCAAAGAATTTACGTTTCTTTTGGTTACCTAAAGCTTTAACATTTTGGAACTTATTAGCAAAATAAATAATAGCTTGTGTAGGTTGTGATCTTTGAGTTATGTTTGATAACATTTGACCAGAAAAATTTAAGTCAGGATATTGTGTTTGTCGCCCAGCTTGTTGTCTAAATGTTTTGTAAGCTTCTGTATATGGTGGAAATGAATTACCATCTGCACTCATTCCTCTTGCTGTTCTTTGTTTGATTAGACCCATTAAGAACTCAGCAGTTCTACCTAATGCAGTCTTAACTATTAAAGGTTGTTCTCTTACTTGTTTTTCAAAGTTTCTAGCAACTTGTAAAGAATTATCTTCAACAGTAATCTTCATCTAATTAGTTTAAGTCTATGATAAGGTGCTTTTTCAGCATCTTGAACTGTGTTGCTGTCATCAGCATCATATTCAACACCATCTCTTAGTATAGATTCAAATTCATCAGCATACATTTGTTTGTAATGTTTCATCATAACTTGGAATCTATCTAGGTTATCGTTTGAGTTAAATTTAGTTAATTGTGGACAAGCATAAAAACCTATTACTCTAAATACACTTAGTCTTTTAAACTGTGAATCAGTTAATAATGTTCCATCCATTTCAGTTGTGTTTAGTATTGCTATATCTCTATAAGTTTCTTTTGAGTAAACTGGAAACCATCTTATTCTTAAATCTCTTTCAATATCTTCTCTTGCTAGTGCGTGGTAATTTGTAAATGCTGATATTCCAAATGTTAAAATATCTGGTTGGTAAAATGTTAAATCTGAATCGCTTGAAAAATTTGCCATAGTTATATTTAGTTGGTGGGGCTTTTACACCCCACCGATTTATTAATTAAAGAGCAGTATCAACTTTAACTGTTACTCCGTAAGTATCTTTTAAGATACCTTGACCAACAGTGATAGAAGCTACGATCTCAGTTGCTCTTAGAGAAGCATCTCTTTGAGTTTCAACTTTGAAATCTTCTTTTAATGCCAATCCGATAGATTGTGGGTGAAATACTCCACCGAATGAATCGTCATAAGCATCAATTACGATATTTGCGTTTTCAAAAATATCAATACCAGCAATTCTACCGATATATCCATTTCTTAAAGCTTCATCTCCAATTTGAGAAATCGCACCACCAGTAGCATTAGCATAAGCTGGTTGTGTTAAAGTTTTCTTTAGATTGAAAGTAGCTTTTGGGTGAAACACAGCATAATAAGGTGCAGGTACATTTGCACTTCTTAAAATAGCTTGTGCTTTGAAAAGCAATTCTGCTGTTAATTCTGTTCCAGCACCACCTTGATCGTTTGCAGATGCAAAGTCATCAAGTAGTCCTGCTAAATCAGTATCAACTTTTTTAGCGATTGCTTCACCGAATAATTTTCCAATGTCAGCACCAACATTACGACTAGCTGAATCTCTAGCTAAGTCAGTAAGAGTTGTCATAACACCAACTTCAGAAGCTGTAATAGTAGCTGAAGTAGGGTTTACTGCTGTATTAGATAAATCAGAAGCTTCGTTTACTGCTGAAGCACTGATTGTTGGGTACACAGGAACTTCAATAGTTTTACCTGAACCACTTATTGGGTAAGTAGTTACAAGTGGTCTCATAACTGAAGTTTCTTGGAATGTGAATATAGCTTCTTGAGTTATATTCGTAAATAGTTCACTTAAAGTTGAACTTGTTGTTTCGTTTGCCATAGTTTTTTATAGTTTGTTATTGTTGTTAGTTATTTTCATTTTAAATATACCTTGCTCTCGTTGTTTCCTCATGTCAGAATATAATTTTCTATCATTAGGATTACTTAAATCAAGATCACCAATACTTATTTGCTTTGGAGTAGCACCACCAACTTGACTTCTGCTTCCTGCACCACTAGGTGATGAAGAAACATGATGTGGGTTGTTTTTTAAATATTCGGCTACCAATTCATTAACTGACATTGGTTCACCTTTGTCTGAATATCTAGGAGTTCCATCTTCGTTGATAACTTCAACAGAACCTTGTTCGTTAAGTCTAACATTTGATCTTAGTAGTTGTTTAACTTCTGCTGGTTTAACAGCTTTCATTCCACTAGCTACATTGACTAAAGTTTCGTCTATACGAATCCTTTTTAATTCAGTCTCCAACGATTGAATTTTTGAATCCTTTTTTGATACTGTTTCCTTCAGAACTTTATCAAACTCGCCACGTTGTTTAGCGATTTCTAGTTCCTTTTCTTTTTTCTCTTGAAGTAACTTCTTAGCTTCTTCAATGTCTATTCCATCAAGTTTATTAGAAACAGATTTTTTATATCTATCTAATCTTCTTTGAACTATTTGTTCTAACTGATCTGCAGTAAAAACTTTATTTTCAATTTCTTGATTTGTTGAAACTTCTACTCCAGCATTGTCTTGAGATGCTGTATTCTCAACCGACTCTTTTACTTTGTCGTTCATTGTTTGTTCTCCTTCTATATTGTTATAATTGTCAATTATCAAGATAATTGTAAAAATGCAACAAAGTTGTTGCTAAAATGTTCTAATCTATTGTGTATTCAAAAGTACCATCTTCTTTAATAGTACCCCAATCAGTATCTACTGGTTGCCAATGATGACGACAATTATATCCACCTCTATCAATAAATGGGTCGCTACCAGATTTACCTTTCCATTCATTCTGCCATAGTTCTCTAGCTTCTTCTTCTGTATATACTTTGTTTGCGTGTTCTACGCAGAAATCTCTACTGTCTCTAATGATTGAACCATAATAAATATAGCTAGTTAAACCTAATTCATCTGCTCTAAACTTTGCAAACTGTCCATCAAATCCCATTAAAGCATCTTGGACTATTTGACCTGAATAACTTGCTAGGTTGTCTCCTGTAACTGTTGAACCATAAGTTTGTTTAAGTTCATCTACTGCTGTTTTAAATTCTTCTGTGTTTGTCTTACCAGCGATTCTTTGTTTTTGTACGAAGTCCACAAGTTCTTGTTGCTTCTTAGTATCTGCTTGTTGATAGATACCATTTATTTTTGCTCTCATAGTTTCAACTACTTCTGCAAAAGGTTTACCTACTAATGTAGATTGGAATACTTCTTGTGCTAATGTGTTTGTGAACTCGGTAGCTAAGTTTTGAAATTGTGTAAATGCAATCTTTTTTAGTTGTTGGATAGTAACTAAGTCAGCTTCAGTAATTTGTTTGAACTCAATAGGAATAGGAAGCTTACCATAAGTTGCTACAATAGTTCCTGCTATTTGATCGTAGTCATTTATAAATGTTTGAACTCTTGCTAAATAAAGTTCTT